GACGTAGGCATGCAATCGTTCTTATCCGGTGGCAAGGGTTTTATTGATGTATCTAGTCCGGTAAAACGGTTAAAAGGTAGTACGCGCGATATTATAGATCCGTTAGAAAGCATTATTAAAAATACATTCCAATTTGTTAATGCGATTGAACGCAATCATGTTGGCCGTACATTTGCAAAACTAGCCGACAAAAAAGGCATGGGGCAAATTGTGGAACGTGTAAATGGCGATAAGGCGAAAACGGATAATACGTTCAATGTATGGGAGCACGGCGAAAAAGTAACGTATGAAACCACGCCAGAATTAGCGCAAACAATGCGCATGTTGGATAAAGAAAAAGCAAATATGGTTGTAAAAATCTTATCTTATCCGGCAAATTGGTTGCGCGCTGGTGCTACTCTATCACTAGAATTTATCTTAAGTAATCCGGTAAGGGATATGATAGGTGCTACAGTTTATTCTAAGCATGGGTTTATTCCTGTACTTGATACGTTTAAGGGGTTAGCGTTATATCTAAAAAAAGGTGATTTATTCTGGGAATATCAAAAATCTGGCGCAGCACATGCGGCAATGGTATCCTTAGACCGCGACTATTTAGGTGGTAAAGTGCGTGATATTGTAAGGCGTGAAAGTAAATTTACAAAGCTGGTTAAAAACCCTATTGAAGCATTGCGCGCTATGAGTGAAGCAACAGAAACGGCAACACGATTAGCAGAATATGACAATGCGCGAAAAGGTTATACAAGCATTGGCAATCGCTTATTTAGTAAAGAAAGAAAACCGCTATCAGCACGCGAAGCAGCACTAGAAAGCCGTGATATTACGCTAGATTTCAGCCGTAGAGGTACGCATACAAAGAAAATCAATCAAGTTGTAGCCTTTTTTAATGCAGCAATTCAAGGCACTGACAAAATGGCGCGTGCATTTGCGGAAGATCCGCGCGGAACAACAATTAAAGCATTTCTTTATATTACGCTTCCTAGTATTATGTTGTGGAATATAAATAAAGATGATCCGCGATATCAAGAGTTGCCGCAATGGGAAAAAGATACATTCTGGATAATTCCGGGTAAGGAAAATATGTATAAAATTCCTAAGCCGTTTGAAGCAGGCATCTTATTTGGTACGGCGTTTGAACGAATGTTACAGTACATGGACGATAAAAAGAACGGGCGTAACGGCGTAGGGTTTAAAGGTTTCGGAGATAGAGTTATTGATAGCATGACTCCTAGTTTTATGCCTACTGCTGCTATACCGATTTTTGAAGCCATGACAAACTATTCATTATTCAGACAACGCAATATTATTCCGCAATCACAAGAAAAGTTACCGGCACGCCTACAGTACGGCTCTAATACTAGCGAAGTCGCAAAATTTGTAGGCGATAAAATCAACGTTTCGCCGTATATTGTAGATAACACAATAAGAGGGTACGGTGGCGGACTTGCTGGATTAGGGTTAAGCGGTATTGATGCGGTATCTGGTGCGAAAGAAAATAATACGGCTAAAAAGTGGTATGAAGCACCGGGCATTAGAAGATTTACGGCTACGCCTTATCAATCATCGGATAGCGTACAACGTGTTTATGATGATTATAAGGAACAAGAGAAGTTACACAATGAGTTTAAACTCACAGGGCAACGCCCAGAAGGGTACGATGCTAAAGAGTTTGTAAAACTCAAAAATGCAAGTGATAGCTTAAAGAATTTAAATAAAGCATCTAAGGCTATCATTAATAATGAACGCATGAGTGGCGAACAAAAGAGGGAACAACTTGATAAGATAAATATGAGAAAAGCCAATATAGCGCGTAGCGTTTATGGATTGGGTAAGGTTAAATAAGGGGCGCATAATGGAGTTTATTGTAAATTTTTTTGTTGAGTGTTGGAACTCTTTAACGGAAGGGTTCGTATTGAAGGCAATATTAAGTTTTGCAGCAGCCGTAGCGATATGGCTTATTGGAATTAAACACGTCCAGATTTTGGGCGTGTTTATTTTATTGGTATTCATCGACCTTTTCACTAAATGGGCGGCTATTGCCTATCAAATGTTAATTGATGAATACGGATATGATAAAGACCAAATGGCGGTATGGGAAAAATATCGCGCAATACCGTTGGCGTTTGAAAAGGGCCTAATTTCGAGCCGATACATGCGAAAAGGTTTTGTGTTCAAAATTTTAACCTACGTAGCAGCTACAATGGCAGCCGTATTATTCGATGAAATGAGCGGTCAAAAGCAATTTGCTGTATCGTTGGTTTGGTTGTATTTGGGTTCCTGTGAATTCCTATCTATTATGGAGAACCTACGCGACGGCGGAAATGTGATGCTAGGTAAATTCCTAGATTTAATCCGAACAAAAATTGAAAACAAAGTTAAATTATAGGGGGTACCATGAGGGGTATTGATGTAAGCGAAAATAACGGTGTGGTTGATTGGGGCGCGGTCAAGGCTAATGGGTTTGATTTTGCGATTATTCGCATCGGTTATGGTCGCGGTAATTTAGATAGTGAATTCTATAACAACGTAAACGGCGCAATTAACGCCGGTTTGGCTATTGGCGTATACCATTATTCCTACGCTATGAACGAAGAACATGCAGCGGAAGAAGCGGAATTTGTATTGAATACACTCAATGATGCCGGCTTAACTATTGATAAGTTGCCTATGGGTGTATGGTTCGATATGGAAGATGCGGACGATTACAAGGCAGACCGTGGCATGCCAACAGACCAAGAATTAACAAATATTTGTAGCGTGTTCATCAATAAATTATGGCAAGCTGGATATGTTAATACTGGTTTGTACGCTAGTTATGATTGGTTAGTTAATGTATTGGATATTAGTCAATTAGGCGGTTGCGCTATCTGGTGCGCACAACTTAATAGCCAATGCGACTATGACGGCGCTAATTTATGGCAATATACATTCACCGAAAACATAGAAGGCAAGGAATTTGATGCGGATTTAGTATTGAATTGGCCTATTTAATGGGGGTAATTATGGATACTATCATTCAATTATTAAGGCGATATGCGCCGATTATCACCGTAGCAGCGCTTATGCTACTGGTGGTGGTAGTTGGCTTATTCTGTTACAAGTTAGCTTATACAAAGAAATTGCAAGAACCAATTATCTTAAATCAAGCAGTAGTGAAGAACCCGCATAAAATGGCGGATACATTAAAAATCACGCCAAAGGCAGCGACGGAAGTTATTTCCTATAAGGAAAATACTGAACCGGTAGCGACGTACTATACAAAAGCACCAACGCTACATGATGCGGCAGTAATCACTAAAAATGCTATTCAAGATAAATCTCCGAATATTCCAAAGGAAGCTACAGAAAAAAGCGATAGAACCGCCGTTGTAGAAAACACCGATGAACATAAAGTTGATGTGTATAAAATTAATCTTAATAAGGCACATCGCATAATGGGTGGCGTTACGGTATTGGAAACTGGTAAAATCTACGAAACGGTTGGTTATCAAGCTGGCGACTTTCAAGGTTTAGCGCATTTTGACGGGAAACATTTTAAAGGGGCCAGCGCTTTATATACATTCGCGAAATGGTAGGTGATCCGATTATCTCCGCGCCGTACGGTTTACGGTGAAGTGTAACTCATTTAACGAAAGGGTATATGATATGAAAACATTTACATTTGAAGGCAAAACTCATATGTTCGCGGAAGAAGTAGAACCAAAGAAAGACGGTTTATATACCGCAACACTCACAGACCATAACAACGTACGTTGCGAAATGTGGTTTGTAAACGGCGAATTGAAACGCCTTGTTGAATTAGATTAATAAGAAAGGGGTACCATAAGCGGTACCCCTCTTTTTTATTTGACGTCAAAAATACGGCAAAAATTTCATGTAAAGTTATATAATTTTGTGGATAGAGTTTTAAAATTTACGTTGTGGCCAATTAGTCAAATCCTATAATATGTCATTTCGTGGATAAAAAACATCATATACGATATAATAAATGAGATATAACAAATTGCCTATAAAACGCCTTATTTAAAGTATATTTGTATTTCAACGGCAAAAATACGGCAAAAATAATTAACCAAAAATATTGGCAACTTTATCAGCTGCCTTTAGTCGCATATCATCTGAGAAATGAACATAGGTTTTCAATACCGTTGGTAGGCTATCACCTAATAGGGCGGATACTGTTTTAATATCTACGCCATTTGATAATAATTTAGTTGCGTATGTATGGCGTAGATCATGAATAGAGTTATCCGGCAAGAAACTTTTCATTATTTGCGATGCGCCCCAGCTGCTACTAATTCTATTATTAAAAAGGCGTTCTGTTTGACATGTTTTTTTGTATTCTTTTAAAATGCTTGTTAATACCGGTGGAATAGGTAGTTGCCTATAACTATTTTTTGATTTAAGCGGCTTTAACGCATATTTGTTGTAATCAATAGCGCCGAATTGCTGCACTACATTAATAGTATTACTATCTAAATCGACGTTTTCCCATGTAAGGCCAATAATTTCGCCATATCTCATACCGGTATAAGCAGCAATAGAAAATATAACATAGTATTTATAGTTTCTATTCTTTACGGCGTTTAAAAATGTTTCTATTTCTATATCTGATAATGCTTTTATTTTAATAGGATTATTGTTTTTAAAACGCGGTATTACTTTTAATTCATTTATTGGAATTATTTTATATTGATATACTGCATAGCTAAATAAACGCTGAATTATGCCCAATGCGAGATTTTTTGAAGCCGTTGCATATATTGTATCGTTCAATATGCGTTTCACTTGATACGGCGTAATATTCGCAATTTTTTCATTGAATATAGGTTTAAATATATCAAACGTACGCACATAAGCGCGATATGTATTAAATGCGCGAGGCTTGTTTTCTCTAATATAAATGTTAAAAAAATCAATAAGAGTTATATTTTTAAGACTATCATCGGTTGCGGTGATAGTCTTTTTTAGTTTATCAATGATCGTTTGCGCATGGATTTTAGCCGCTTTTTGTGTTTCAAAACCCTGTTTAGATTTCTGGCGCCAGCGGTTGCCGTCTTTGTACGAAACAATACATTGATATCCTTTATCTTTCTTCCTTACGGTTATATTGCATTGCATCGTCTAATTCCTTTAATGAATATTTGGCTATGTAATGCGCAGCAATGAACAAAGATAACAATATAATCGCTAATATATATCTGTGTTCTTGCCACGGTATAAGACCTAAAGCCAAGCCAATAATTAGATAAATAGAACTTTGATAAAAAGCTACATTAATTGCATCTTTCTTTTTCATGTTGAACCCCTTTATTTAACAATAAATGCGCAAAAGTATCCGCATCTATTTCCATTTTATCACGTATGGCATCATCTAGGGCGCCATATAAATCATATTCCCCGTGAAGCAATACATGCCCTAATTGATGCGCAAGTGCTATGCGTTGTTGTTGCCTACTTAACCGGCTATTTATAATAATAGCCTTTTTAATCTCCGGATTAATCAGTACACCGCTAACACCTACGGGCATACGTTTATAAAATACTTTAATGTTTAATCTACTTGCGATATTGCGCGGTTCATTTGAGCCGTACAAATTAATTAAGTCTAAAACCATATTTAACATGCTAACAATTCCCCTTGAATATTATTAATCGTCTAATACTGCTTTTAATACTTTTTGTAATTTCACCTTTTGTGCTTCCGTTAATTCGCGATCACCATAATAACAAATCAATGTATTATCGGTTATTTTCTTTAAATCTATTTTTCTCTCATTTGTTTTTATTTTCGGCGTTCCCTCTACGCCGTCAGTAAAATAACCTACCGGAACCCCGAAATACTCCGATAATATTTTAATATTTTTTAAACTAGGGTTGCTTTCTCCTTTCCGCCAACGTGAAAATGCACTTTGTGGAATGTTGGTATCTTTTGAAATTTGATATGCTGATACGCCAGTTTTTCGCATTAACTCTTCAATTTTGTTGTATAGCATAGTGTACCTCGCTAAATATAAATACAAAGTTTAATCTTTTTATAAAAAGTTTACTAGACTACTTACTAAAACGGAAGTACAATATAGCCATAAGGTACTTATGAAATCGTAAGTGTCTTGAAAATCTGGTATAGCAAGTGCGGTGTCGAATACTAACACTTGCTATATCGCAAGTATAACATTTAGAAAAGGTGGTGTAAATGATTAAAACAGTAACAAAAAATGTTTTTAAGTTAATGGATAGTAACGGCGTTACCGCTTATAAGCTATCCAAAGAAACGGGGATTTCGGAAAGCGTTATTTCCCGTTGGCGTAGTGGCGAACAATCGCCAAGCCTTAGCAGCCTTGTAAAGGTTGCGCACTTCTTTAATTGTGGTTTATCTGAATTAATGAAAGGGATTACAAAATGAAACTAACGTATACCGTAGATGAAACTGCCGAAGTTTTGGGTATTTCTAAATCGTCGGTATACAACTTGCGCAATGCTGGTACAATTCACCAACTAAAATTACCGGGCGTTTTGTTTTCGGTTAAAGAAATTCAGAATTTAGCCGGATTAGAAACCGAAGTAAATGCGGTTAATTACCGGGCATTAAAAGCAGAAAACGAAGCATTGGCCGAAGAAAACGCAAAACTGAAAAATAGTATAAAAAAAATCGCCAGTAATATACTGACGATCACGGGGGAATTATGACAACGGCTTTTAAGATTATAGGCGCAATCTTGTTAATAGGTACGCCGGGAAGTTTAGAACTTGACAATATAACGCTATATGAAGCGTTTTTGCAAGGACTGCTAGGGGTAGCGCTATTATATGGCGGTATCTATATAGACCAAATAAAAAAGGCCCAATAGTGGCGGCAACCACTAAAGGGCAGATGCAAAAGTGAGATTAGAAAGCATCTTAACCGCATAATATCATATGCGCGTTAGGGTGGCAAGGTGAAATATGAATAAAGAGGAAATGCTTGCGTGTTTTGATAAGTTCGACTTAATCAAAGAAGCGTTAAAAAGTGTAGATGAAAACATTTATACAGCCATCACCTTTACGGTGAGTTCGTTCGGTGGCGGTTTTAAGTATCACGCATGCGCAATTAGAAAACATAGATATGTTAAATTCGCGCTTGAAGGTTTCCCGGATACTTATTTAACGAACAAGAAAACAATTAATAGTTTCGAGGAAGTATTAAAAATGTTAGAGGAGGCGCCTAAAAATGTCTAGCATCTATGAATTAAACAAAGATTATGCGGAATTATCCGCAATGCTTGAAGCGGCGGAAACGCCGGAAGAAATCGAAGCAATTCAAACCACATTAGAAATGCTTGATTTATCCATTGAGGAGAAAATCGAGAACACGGCAAAATACATGGTTAATGTTGAAGCTGATATTCAAGGTATCAAGGCTGAAATTGATAGATTAAATAAAGTTAAGAAATCAAAAGAAAGCACCATTGAAACCTTGAAAAACAACATTGAATATTCAATGAAACAAAAAGGCATTGAAAAGTTAGAGGTCGGAACGTTCAAAGCTGGTTATCGGAAAAGTGAAAGTGTTGAAATTATCAACCTTGATGTAATACCAGCGGACTTTACAAAAGTTGAAATCAAAGCCGATAAAACGGCGATTAAGAAAGCTATTAAAGCTGGTGAAGTGGTGGAAGGTGCAGAAATTAAAGTAAACCAAAATTTCTATATTAAGTAGGCGGTGAAACATGGAATTTAGAACACTTAAAGCAAATGAAATAGATTGCCGTATACAATCACTAAACGAAAAGAACGGCAACGTAGGCGCGGTGGTGCTGCTATACAAAGATGCACGCGTTGACATGCGGCTACTTGATGAAGTTGTAGGTGCTATGAATTGGAAACGTGAACATACGATCATTGGCGATAGATTATATTGCACGGTTTCTATTTATAACGAGCATACCGGCGAGTGGGTTGGCAAGTCCGATGTTGGCACAGAAAGCAACACGGAAAAAGAAAAAGGCCAAGCATCGGATAGTTTTAAGCGTGCATGCTTTAACTGGGGTATTGGTAGAGAATTATACTCCGCACCGTTTACCTATATCAATTTACAAAAAGGTGAATGGTACACAGGGAAAGACGGAAAACCTAAATCATACGCAAAATTTACAGTTAAAGAAATTGAATATGACGAAAATCGAAATATCAATAAATTAACCATAGTTGATAGTAAAGGAAGCGTGCGATATACAATGGGCGGAAGCGTGGCGCCTGTTCAAACAACAAAACCAAAAGAAACGCACGTTGCCGGTTATGAAGAATTTTGCAAGCTGGCAAAAGATAATAACGTACCACCGGCAGAAATTACAAAATTCATTGCAGCAGAATTCAAAAAGCCTAAATTAGCTTTACTTGATGAATTTGAAATGATCGCGGCGCTTGACTGGTTAAAAACATTTGTTGAGCAACAAGGTTCTAAATAATGAAATGGGTAACAAAGGGAATTAACGTAATTAAAACTTTAGGGTATAACGTGTTAATTCCCGCTCCGCGTGATGAAGAATTAAATACACTTGATGCTGATACTGAATATACGGTATCGATTACAAAGAAAAACAAGCGGCGTTCACTTAACGCAAACGCATATGCATGGGTGTTGTGCGAAAAGATTGCAAGGGAACTTTCAAAGAACGCCTACATTTCAAAAAATGACGTATACAAGCGCGTTATTCAAGAAGCTGGTACATTTACATATCTACCAATTAAAAACGATGCTACAGGGCGATTTATTGAAATTTGGCAAGGTCATGGGTTGGGTTGGCATGCAGAAGATGCCGGCCCAGCTAAAACGGAAGGTTATACAATCGTTCGCGCCTATCACGGCAGCAGCGTTTACACGGTGGACGAGATGCGGCGTTTGATTGATGCACTTATAGATGAGTGTAATCAGTTAAACATACCGATTGAAAACAATGATTACATCAATTCGTTAATACAGGAATGGGGAAATGAACAGAAGGAAGAAACAAGATAATGTTCTATACGCTCGTACTAGAAAATGGGCGTATGAACGCGATGAAGGCCTATGCGTACTATGTGGCGCAATGGCAACCGAAGTACATCACATAGAGTTTAGATCACATGGCGGTTTATCTAATCTTAGTAATCTAGCTTGCTTATGTCGTGATTGCCATACAAAAGCGCATGGCGTAGATGCTAAGAAAATACGCGAAGTATTGAAAGAAAGGAATGAGGGTATTAAATGGCAGAACGAAGAATGATGTCAAAATCAATCATTAAGTCCGATACATTCTTAGACATGCCGGCAACTACACAAAACCTATACTTTCATATGCTGCTAGATGCAGATGATGACGGCTTTATAAACGCTCCGAAGTCAATTATGCGAATGATTGGGGCAAAAGACGATGACATGAAAGTATTGGCGGCTAAACAATTTGTAATACCGTTTGAAAGTGGTGTTGTAGTTATCAAGGATTGGAAAATACATAACTATATTCAGAATGATAGGTACAAGCCAAGCACGTTGCCGGAACGCGATTTACTCAATATTCAAAAGGATAAAACGTACACGTTGAAAGGTGATGTATCCAGAATGGATACAGAATGTATACAAACTGTATCCATAGGTAAGGATAGGTTAGGTAAGGATAGGTTAGGTAAGGTAAGGGAAGGTAAGGATAGGTTAGATATATCTTGTCATGTTTCACATGACGATGTGGATAAATCTCACTTTGAAATTATCGAATATCTTAATCTTAAAACTGGTTCAAAATTCAAGCCTACAACTAAACCATATGTACAAGCAATTAGATCACGATTAAAAGAAGGATACACAGTAAACGATTTTAAAACCGTGATTGATAAAAAATGTCGTGAGTGGAAAGGAACGAAGTTAGAAAAGTATCTAACACCTAAAACGTTATTCGCGCCAAGCCATTTTGATACATATCTTAATTCAAATGAAACGGCAACCATGACGGATACCGAACGGAAAGTTATGGAGTTAAACGCATTGATTGATGCGGTAGAAAGAGGAACAGATGAAACCGGAAACGTTGAAAGCTACGGGCCAACTATTGATATATGACAAATTTGATAGTGCAAAGGTTAAAATGTACGCCTACATGTTAGAGGATATTAATCCTGTAACATTGGCCGAAGCAATCAAGCAATGCATTAATACATGTGAATTCGTTCCGGCGGTTGCCACTATTCGCAAGAAAGCGGCGGAGATTTCCGGATATGTAAACTGTAAAAACGAGCGCTTAATAGCGCAAGATGCATGGGAAGTAGTTAGAAAGAAAGCCAGCCAAGTAGGATATGAAAAAGGCCTTGATGAGTTGGAAGGAATAACAAGGCTTGCTGCTAAAACTGTATGGCGTTTCTTTGATCCAAGAAATTCACAAAGCTATAACGAAAGCGCGGCAATGAGCCAATTCTGTAAAGCATACGAACAACTGGCAGCGCGTGAGCAAAAGAATATGGAAATTGCGGAAGGTATTAAAAATAACGGCTTATTAATGGAAGCGCGGAAACGTGCAGAACTTAATATGCCAAAACAAACAGAAATTAAGATGCTTGATAACGGCCATTTGATTGAAGTTGAAAAGTACGAGCCTATAGACCTGAAAAGCATGGTTAAAAATGCGGATATTTCAAAAGAAGGGAAAGAGTTAATTCTGGGGGTGTTGGAATGAATGAAAAGTATAATGTATTTCCTAAGTTAATCGAATGTAGGAAGTTACTAGGATATACACAAAAAGATATGGCCGTAATGGTTGGCGTAGGACGTGAAACATACAAGAAGCACGAACGAGGCGAATTTGACTTTAGACTAACGGAAATGTTAGCTATTAAAAAGTTTATCAATGATGAATTACAAACAAATTTTTCACTAGATGAATTGTTTACACCGCAAAAAATCGTTTAAATGCGTTGTATGGAAGTTTTGACCCGCCGATGATAATCATAAGGGCGGAATAGTAGACGGGGCAAATTGAGCAAATTTGACCTATAGAATTAGAAAATAGAAAGGGAATTATATATGAATAGTGTTCAATTAATGGGAAATCTTGCACGTGATCCGGAAGTACGTTATACGCAATCTGGTCGAGCGGTTGCAACGTTCACAGTAGCAGCAAGCAATACATATATTGATAGCGCTACAAACGAAACGAAAGAACAAACGGCGTTCATTAATTGCGTTGCATGGGGCAAGCTAGGCGAAGCAGTAGGCAACTACCGAAAGGGAAACCGCTTATTTGTAGAAGGACGAATTCAAACACGTTCTTATGAAGATAGCAATGGGCAAAAGAAATACGTTACGGAAGTAATCGCCGGTTTTGTTGGGTTATCCGCTTTAAATGATGCGGAAGATGGCAGCAATTTCGATAATTTTGCAGATAATAAGGACGATGAAAACGTTCCGTTCTGATAGGTGATAAAAATGCTAGTAAAAAACGAGAATGAATGGTGCTGGTGCATTGATGAGTATGTAGGGTATCCGCACAAAAGCATTGAAGATGCGGTTAAGGAATTTATGGATACTTATCCAGCTGATGAGGTACCAAAACTTAGAGTTGGAAACCCATATTATTATCTTCCTACTGTTGATGCGGAGCGTGTAATTGAAGATGTTTATAGTAGTGATCTTGACGATGAAATAGAGGAATGGTCGGAAGATTATCTTTTAGAAGTAAAACAAGAACATATAGATGAATTGCAAAAGGAATTAACAGATGTATTTCGTAAATGGGAAAAACGCCACGGGTACAATAATACTTCTTTTGTAGTGCTTGAAACTATAAACCCTTTTGAAAATAAGGAGATAAAAAATGAAAATAATTGCTAGAATTACATGTTTAGTGCTTGCGTTAATAACAAAAGTTCTGGGTTTGGCTTTTATCGTTGCTTCTGTATTGTGGTTGTTAGGGTTATTTGAAGTAGCTGGTAATACAGTACTTGCATTGTTTGTATTGTCTGTTGTTTTGGCATTAATAACTGGTGCATTAATGGAAATGATTAAAAAAGGCGCACTATGAAGGCGCCGTGTAAGGGTTGTGAGTTTAGGGTGATAGGCTGCCATAGTACATGCGCAGCCTATACCAGATACAACCGCAACCGTAAAGAGAAATTAGAAACCCGTGATATCCATAGCGATGTGTACGGGTATATCAAGACAAATAACAACCGCATCAAGCGGCGTATAGGTAGATATTAGGAAAGGTGAAAATGCATATTTGGGGGTTGTTTGACGACGGCAACGGCTGTTATCGTCAAGCGGTAGATGAATACAACGTGAATATGGGGGGCAACACACGATCACATCAATAGGCATTGGTGATGCGTGTATAAACCAAGACCTTGCAGTTAATACGCTACATAAACCAAACGCACTATGGGAACAGTTGGATAAGTTGGATAGACCTGATGTTATTCTAGCTAGTCCGCCCTGTGAAAGTTGGAGCGTAGCAAGTGCGATGAAAGGTGGAAACGCTTGCTGGAAACAAGAAAAGGATATGACAATCAACTTGTTTGGTGAGTACGAACAAGGTAGTAAATTCACAATCAGAAATCATGCAGATTATGAAAACTACCAATTCAAGTATAATAAGTCATTCCTAACACGCATCAATGGTGAAATGTGTATATACAATACATTGAAAATCATTGAGCGTTATAAACCTAAAGTATTCGTGATTGAAAACCCCGCATATGGGCGAATATGGGAATATATAGCAAATGTAATAGGGTTTAATATTCCGTATGAAAACCTAACCTATTACAACAACTATGATTACCCTATTAAGAAGCCTACGAAGTTTGGCAGCAATATCGATTTAAAACTACTTAAAGATAATATAAAAAATCAAATCAAGTTCAACAAATTAAATGTAAAAGGAATAAACCGATATAACACGAGGTCGCATATTCCATTAGATTTAGTAAAAGATATTTTAAAGCGATGCGAACAATATGTAGAGGTGCAGAAATGACATATATAGAAAATTGGTTCGCGCTAGGTGCTTGTATATATGGCGGAAAAACGGCAGATGCAGCACTATCCGCGCTAGGGTTAAGGAAGGAAATAAAAAGAAAACCGGCATACCCAGATATTGAAACAAATACATTAATTGCCTTATACAATGACGGTTTAAGCATAAGACAAATTGCGAGCAAATACGGTGTATCGTATACATTTGTTAGAACTCGCCTATTTGGTGTTGGTTTAAATCTTGAAAGGCGGAAAAGATGAAACAGGCATTAATAAAAGGCAGTAAAAGTGATGAATGGTATACGCCTATAGAAACAGTTCAAACGATGCTTGATGTATTCCCGCCAAAAGCTGGCGATAAAATCATATTGCCGTTCGATACAGATAAAAGTAATTTCACAAAAATTATTACAAGCGAATATGATCCATTAGCCATATACGGTATTAGTGATTTTCTAGTTAAACAATACGAATTTGATTATTTAATCACTACCCCGCCGTATAGCAATAAAGATGAAATTATAGCGCGATGCATCGAAACTGGGCGCCCATGTGTACTGGTATTACCCATAGATACACTGGGGGGGGTACAAAGGCATAAATTATTTAGTCAAACAAATATAAGCGTATACGTACCGACTAAGCGCATTAAGTTTATAAGTGAAACGGGCGAGCATACGAAATCGCCAGCGCATCATAGCGTTATCATGATGATTAATGCGCCGAAAACAGAAATAATGTTTGAATATCAAAATAAAGGTTGTGGAAAATGAAGAAACTTGTAAAAGCGAATAATCGAACATACACGCGAGAAGAATTTCGAAGCGCCTTAACTGTAGTTATCGGGAACAAAATATTAAAACCAAAGATAACGGCGAATTCCTATTGCATTACGATTGAATACAATATCACGAATGGAAGAAAGCCGGGACGGTTACGGCAAGTAATTTCAAAAGCGAATATCCAGCACTTTAACGGAACAATGGAAACCTATTTGTATCATGTTAGGGAACAGGTTAAGCATTTATTAATAAAAGGGAAATTGAATTATGACGAATGAGCAAAAATGGTTATTGCAAGAAATGTACGATGAGGGGTACCGCGATATTAAAATATTCGGTGTATATGCGTATTTTGTAAACCCAACGTTTATTGAAAATGGCGGCAATTTTAAGGTACGTGATCATACCCCGCGTATTCCATGCCGTGTATTGGGGTTAAGTCCTAAAACAGATAAATATTCTATTGCATCGCTATTGGGTATTGTGGAATGGGAAAGGGTTCCGGTTGATACGCCTATCATCGTGAAAACACCATACGGCAAATATAAGCGGTATTTTGCCGAATATAGCAAAGGGAAGGTTTGGTATTATAACAACGGAGCAACAAGCTGGAGTAATGGCTTACTGGGGTTAGTTACAGGCGCGGCGCCATGCGATGTGAGGTTAGCAGAAAATGCCGGTAATTGACATAGTATTCAAAGGTCGCCCGATTACTAAAAAGAACCACGGGCAAATTGTGAAATGGGGCAACAAACGGGGCCACATTCAATCAGAAGCATATAGGGATTATGAAGATGCTTGTTTATGGCAATTAGCCGGCAAGAAACTGCATATATCTGGCGTTGTGGTTGTTGAGTGTAAATATTATTTGCCTAATAAAAGAAGCTGGCCGGATTTAATCGGGTTGCTTCAAGCGACAAGCGACATACTGGCGAAAGCCGGCATTATAGATGATGATAAATGGATATGTTCGTATGGTGAAAGTTGCATTGCTGGCATTGATAAGGAAAACCCGCGGGTAGAAATTCGTATCATGGATAGGCGAAACGCCGTATTAGAACAATTATTGAAATAGGGGGAATTAAAATGGGTATAATCAACAAAATTAAACGGTTCCTATTTGGTGATAAGCGATATAATGCGGATATTATTAAAATTAAACGGTGCTTACCAGGTGTATTGATGCCAAAAGTTGGCAGCGAAGATGCTGCCGGAATGGATTTTTACCAGCCGGAAGGTGTAGTTATAGAACCGCATCAAACGCAATATGTAACGCTAGGTTTAGCGGTGGAAATTCCAAAGGGTTATATGTTGATGCTAGCGCCACGATCTAGCTTAAGCAAAACGCCGTTAATTGTTCCTAATTCGTTCGGGGTGATTGATGCAGATTATAGGGGCGAAATAAAAGCGATACTACATAATACCAGCGATACGCCGTATTTAATTCTAAAGGGCGATAGATTAGTACAGGGGATTATGGTACCAGTTGGCGCATTAAAATTGTTAGAGGTTAATTCCTTAACAGAAACGGCGCGCGGTACCGGTGGTATTGGAAGCACGGGTAAATGAACCATGATTAAATTATTGTTTGATGCTGCATTGGTGTTTTCGCTAGTTGTAGCGTTGTTTAAGCTGGTATCGCTATTTACGGCGTAGTGGATAAGGGGCGAAATAAACGCCCCTTTGATACAATAAGAGTAGGCGAAAGGGGAAATGCGTATGCCTATTATTAACCCGATGTATCTGTATTTGATTGAGGTACTGCATAATATAGATGCTTTAAATCAAGCTGCATTTATGATTTTAGCTTGCGCCGTTGGTGGTGTAACGGTAACGTATTTTATAGATGATGACGCACGAAGTTTATTGCAACAACACAAAAATAAAATTATTGCCTTGTTTATTGCGTTTATAATTAGCGCATTAATAGCGGTGTTAGTACCTACCAAAGAGGCCATGTATAAAATGCTAATTGCCAGCTACGTTACAACTGATAATATCCAAATCGTAAACGAAGCCATTAAAACCAACTTACAAGACTATTTGAACATGTTAGGGGAAACAGTTAAGAACATGCGATAATGAACCATACGGGGGAAATATGACGGATAAAGATTACAGGGAATTAGCAAAAGAATATTTAGAACCTATTAAACTGATCACGATGAAAATTAATTCTCTAAAGGAGGATTTGAAGCATTTACAATCAGATATCACAACCATAGGCGCCGTTGATTATTCCAAAGAACGCCTAACAGGTGGCGGAACACCGGGCGGACTGGAACAACAGATTATCAGATTAGAAAGCAAGCGCGATGCGGTACACAAAGAAATAGGTGCATTAATTGATGAGCGGGAAACCGCAGCGGATATTATCAACACATGCACCACAGGGAAGGCAAATATTTTATTGTTACGCGAATACATCGACGGCAAAAGCGCGAAGCATGCGCGGTATTTTACGGACTTAGAAAAGTCGCAAGCGGCAGAATTAAAAACCGCTGGACTTGTACAAGTTGGCTATTATTTGCACCATACATATTATGCGTGCATGCGTACGGCTAAATCGGTATAAGACGGACTAAATCGGACTATATCGGAAACAGGCGGAAACGCCATATATAGTATAATTATATTGTCATATGATGCTTAAAAGCCATTGACGTTAATTCTCCTATTAGATGATGCAACACATGGGGAACTTTGGGCCGTTCCCCTTGCGTGTTGTATACAGTACCGGCGCCAAAAATTCCTTTCAACGAACACATGCCATACAATCCTTGTTAAATATGTACTTCCTAATTTCAAACTACTTGTACGATTTCATAGATTGCCGGTATTGTATAGAACATACAAACGAATTGAATAAAACTATCAGAATATGAGGTATATCCACGGCGATATATCTCATTTTTTGTATAAAGGCAACATTTAATGATTGAAAACTGAACATAATGCACATTTTTTATTTTAAGAGATATCACCTTCATAGTTTCTAATGATCTTTTAGTGCGGCGTGTTCGGTTTTGAGTAATTAAAAAAGCCGCTATTTTCTAGCGGCTAACATTTGGCGTATTTTGTTATTCATTTCTTTTTGATATTCGTCTACAGTATCGAATATTGTTTCGCGTAGGTTAAATGCGGCGAACGCATCATATATCGAATTAGTACGGCGGCGAAGTAATTCGCATTTCTCAGCTAGATAACGAAGCATCATAACAATGTTGCTTAAATCGTCATAACCTAGTGTTTGAATGATGCCGTCGTTATTGTGTTTAATTCCTGTATATGCTGCTTGTAATGTTTCGATACTGTTTAATTCGTTGTATCTGATCGCGTTTTTAATTTCTTGAATAGTCATTTGCATTTTGATT